AAGGCGTTCACCTGCTGCACGTACCTCAGTGAAGTCCAAGACCAGTACGTCTACAGCATCCTTCATAGCAAAGAGTTTACCTGCTGACTTAGCCCAAGCTTCAGCACTATCACCAATCTTCAGGTGGTATGTCTTCTTGCCGTCTTCGTCTACAGATGTCCATGACTGGTTACTAGGGCATCCCTTAGCCTCACCCAAGACCTTAGCAGAACGAATGATCTTCACGTCTACCTTCTTAGCAAAGCCATTGAGTGTGCCGACAACAGGCTCAAAGCCTACACCACACCCTTGAAGCAACAGCCACATAGCATCTACGATGTCATGGACAGTCTCAACACGACCAAAGGAACAGTTGAACTGGGATGCTTCTCGTGTCTTGGATACCTTAGTACCACCCAGCCACAGTGTACGACCTGACACAGTAGCCTTACGTTCCATCATAAGGGTACGCAGCTTATCAAGCTCAACGATCTCTGACATGTCCAAGGTGTTACCCTTAGCACGTTCCCACAACCACTGCTGGTGCTCGACTACACGGTCAACTGTCTCACCCCATGTCTCGAAAGTGCCATCCTCTTTAGGGCGGTTATATGTACGCCGTGTCACCACATTGGCACGAGTAGAAAACTCTTGATAGTTCTTCATTCTTTGTTGCCTCTTTCTTGTTTATCTTCTGGCAACCACACAAGGCGGTCAATGTCACAACGGTTAATGCCCATATCTTTTAGCTCGGCATCCGTTAGTCTGTTCAGTTCTTTGATTACACGTCTATGTTCAGATCGTGTAGCCATGTAGTTCGTAAGTCTCCAGAGATATTTAATCATCTGTTATCCCCTGAGCCTTTGATTACACCTCGTGCCTCACGGCTGTCAAGCTTATCAATGTTACGGTCAAGTACTTCTTGCAGGTCATACCCCAGGTAGTTGGCTAGTGCTGTAGCATAGAAGACAACATCACCTAACTCCTTGACGATCTCCTCGTTAGAAACACGGGAGCCATCCCTGATTTGTTTCTTGATCTTCTCAGCTACCTCACCAGCCTCACCTACAAGGCCAAGGACATTCTCTACTAGACGTGTGTGTCCTTCAGTAACGATCTTGTCCTCGACCCATAGGCTGTAGTCCTGTGCTGTGTAGGGTTCGTAGTAACTCATACCCATAGCATCAATGTCATCTTGCGTAATCATTCTTCAATCCTTTTCCATTCTTCCATTTCTTCATCAACATTTATGTAGTCATCAAAGTCCACGAGACCTTCATCAATCAAGAACCTAACTACAAACTCTTCTGTGATTTCATTCTGTTCGAGCAGGATCATAAGACCGTAGTTCTCTACGAGTGCTCTCAGTTTAGATTCGAAATCAAACATCCGTCATCAACCTCCAAGGGGTAAGGGCTTCTATTAATATGGATTGAGTCCTCGTATGCTGCATCAAAGCTGGAGTAGTACATCTCTACCTCAGCCCATTCATCATCTGGCAACAGAGCAAGACACAAATTATACCACGTCTCATCACCTAATTCAAATGGTCCTTGAATAAACTTGTGTACTTCTATTACCGCCATTTGATCCACTCCTCAGGGATTAGTTTGTCTGCGTAAAGGAACCCGTTCTTGTCACACCACATACCGTAGGTAGTCTTGGAACCCTTGTTGATCTTAGCATTAGAGTTAGAGAATACGAAACGAATGTCAAGGTCTGGGTGTTGTTTTTTTATTAGAAGATGTTTCTTTCTGTCGTCCAGTACGAACCTCCCTTTGGTTTCTATGATGATACCATTGGGAAGTTCGAAGTCAGGTGTGTAGGTTCTGAAGTCATGTACCTCATACTTGATCTTCAGTTCTTCATACTTGACAGGGACTGAAAGCTTCTTGAGTTGCTGGGATACTCGGTCCTCTAAGCCAGACCGATACCCATGCTTCATACCATAGAACTTGTTAGACACTATCTCTACCCACTTCGATTGTACGTGGCTCAGTGACTACATCAACCAAGTGAAGTGGACCTGTGCTGTAGATGAATGTTCGTACCTCAGGCCAGCAGATCTTATTGAACTCACAGTAGCTGCATGTCATGTCCAGCTTAGTGTTAGGGCTTGTCTTAGACTGAGGAACAGGAGGGATACGATCCTCAGGGATAGGTCCAGCAACCATCTCCTTAGCTGCTAACATCTCTTGCTCTTTAGTCTTCAACTCCTCTTCGAAGTCATAGACATCAAGGCAGATGTGTCCGTTAACCTTGTCGATAACGAGGAAGGCACCAGCTGTCTTGTTAGTTACAAGAGGATCATCCTTAGCTGCGTAGACGTAGGAGGATAGCTGAGAGATGTAACCGAATGGATCGTCGTCACGTAGGTTACCTTCCTTGAACTTCTTGAAGGCGAAGGGAGAGGCAGACTTAACGTCAACTGTCATGCCATCAATCACAGCATCACGAGCACCCTTGATACCATGCACATCAAGGCGGTCCTGCATACCCTCGACCTTGTGACCAGCTGCTACAGCAATAGACAGGGCCAGCTCTTCGATCATGTCACCGAAGAAGAACTTGAGTAGTGTGTTAGGTGTTAGCTTGTCAGCCTCATTAGTCTTGTTGATCTTGTACCAGAGCTTACGTTGGCACGGTGATCCAATAGCTGACAGGGACAGGTAGCCTCGTGGTTCTTGTGGCTTACCAAATCGTTGGTTGGCTACGGTAGCAATACCCTCACCCATGAGAGAACCGATAGCATCTGTCCACCCACCCTTACCTTCGACTACATTGTACATATCCTCGACTAATGTGTTAATCGTCTTGGTCATCTAGTATCTCCTTTATTTCATCTATTTCTTGAGCCAGTTCTTGGATAAACTCTACAGAGAACCGACCAAGTTTGTCAAGGTCATCCTGTAATTCATATACTCTCCAAGCTAAATAAAGACTGACAACTAGGGTGGCTATTACAATGTAATCCTGGGGTGTCATGTGTTGTAATCAATCTGTAATACGTAGGCACCCTCAGGTGATTGGTAGGCAGTGATAAGGTCGAACCACTGTTGAGCACTCATGTAGATCATCTGATACTCTTCTAACTGCTCATCGAACTGCCTGATGTAGATCGTACCATCGTCAGCTAAGACCATCTCAACATCCTCGAAGGCGTCTTGTTGATCTAGTGTAGTAATGATGGAAGCATCAGACTCAAACTCAACTGTAAACATTAGTGGTACTCCTCTAGTTCTTGTAACATGGCGTTGACGTATGCATAGACGTAGTCTTGGTTGCCATCTCTCTTCAGCCTAGCCTTTAATGTAAGGAGGTTATCTAAAAGTAAGGAGAGTTTGTCTTCTGCATTCCATGCTCGTTCAGCCCAGTCCTCCTTGGACACTGCGTCCACTCTGTAGTCACTCATAGTCTTTCACCCCGTGTTTCTCAATGTCTTTAAGCATGTGCTCTAACATCCACTTGATGTCTTCTTTGTCCTCACTCTTGATACTTAAGGGTTCTACAGTGTAGCTACCTGACTTGTAGTAGTTCTTATGCACTCCGTACCAGACTTTGCCAGTAGGCTCCGTGTGCCGTATTAGTTGATAGTGCCAACTCATTGTCGTATTCCTTCAATAAATCCTTTACGTCTCAAATCGATAATCTGCCCAGCCTCGTAGAAAGTACAACCTAGTTTTTTTGCAAGGTCTTTCTGTTCATCTTGAACCGCCTGTGCCTTAAGGTCTGATTCTGTCTTAGGTGTCCAGCCTTTGATCCGTATCCTAGGTGAGTCTAGGTAGTCTTCATACGGCACAAAAGTAGACTCAAAGCTGTAGGTAATATCCTTGTAGCCCATGCTACTTGCTTCGACACCCATTGTAGTCAAGAGTTCTTTAATCTCTTGCTCAGTGTAATCATGGTGTTCACGTAGGGTCTCATCTAGTTTAGAGATAATTACCTGTTTCATGGTGTCGTCTGTTTCATACTTACTCATTCTGTTTCTCCTTTGAAACCTTCTGGCATAATAGCCCCCTCAAGACTAGCACCCTCAAGATTGGCACCATAAAGAT